GCACAATGGCCTAAATGGTATTATCGAATATCTAAACAAGATAAATACCCTCATTGGTGTATTTGCATAGATTGTATGGGCGAATTAAAATGGGAGATGAAGTCGTGAATCTAAGATGTTCAAAATGTCAATTAGTTTTCTTAGTGAATACTTTTGAAGATGTTAGAATAATTCAGGCCATGTCTTGCTCTGGTGGAGCTGGTCATAACTTAAACGAGGTCGTATAATGTCGAGAATAATAAAAACAGTTTCTTTAGATAAAGAATCAGATGAAATCGCTTCTAAAATGGGTAATTTTTCTAAATGGGTTAGAAATGAATTAAAGAAACATGCTTATACAATTTCTTTTACTCATACGACTCCAGAGATGTTAGAAAAGCAAGGGATTTGTAATCCTTCACATTCTCCAAGATGTGCGATTTGTTATCCATACGGGAAACCATATGCTTCAGACATTAAACATTTTAATCAAGGTCTAATTACAAAAGAGAGACTTCAGGATCTGGCTAAGATTCGATATGAGGGAATTATAGAGAAGCCTAAGCCAATAATTATTGAAGATGAGCGTTTAGACCCCCCTATGAGGCCAGTAAAAGAACGTAAATACATTAGACGTGCTTTGAAGTATATTTGGTCGTTTATTTAGGCTCTAACCGAGTAATTCATCAATATCATCAGGAATGCCATTTTGATTCCTATCATTGGGGTCTATTGGTTGAGCTGGTGGCGGGAAAAATGGATTTCCAGAGAATGGTGGAGTATAATCGGGGTTTGTGGGTGGCAAAGGAAATATTCCATATCCACCCTCTGGCACATTATCTATAGGATTAACAATTACAGGATCTGGGATTACTCCTGAAATTGGAGACACTTCGATAAATTGTTGAGGATTTCTCAACCCCAGTACATCAATCATAAAACCAATTGCTGCAGAAACAGGACTCTCTTTCATTCAAAATCCTCATCATCGAAGCAATCTCTAGTTGCTGTAATTAATCCAATAACTGCAGTAGTTAAAATAATTGTATTAAGTAAATTATTGGACATTGAATATTTCTCCTAATTTGTAAATCTGTAAAGCAATAAATGTAGTCGTTGATGGTTTCTGATTTTCCATTATTAATTGACCTGCTTCATCTAATCCGTATTCAACACCTTCAACGATAATAGAGCCACCAGCAGCACCAGCAGCAGCACCAGGAATCCCGCCAAAGAATAAACCGATTAGACCCCCTATTCCAGCACCGACTAGATTTTGTGTTTCTAGCCAATCAGCAATCTGGGAATTATCCATTCCTGCAGTAATTTCTCTCCAATCAGGGTCAAGATATCTATCTAAGAAAATACCAACACTTGCTATAATTAATGCAATTGCTGTATTATCGGATAATAATGAAACTATAGGATTCGAGATTTTGTTAAATTGATATGCACCTGCAACATCCGAAACCAGCTGTCTTTCATATGTTCCCAGAGTTATTCTATGCTCAATTACTTCATTCGTTGGTTTTCTCGGCATACTTACCAGATCCGTAATCAGTAGCCATCCACTTCGCATTCATAGCCTGTGGCACTATATTGAATTGTTCCATTGAAATTAACTGAACCCGTTCCAGCGATTAGCATTGAACCCGGTGGCAATATAATTTCACTATACGCACCTTTTGCTGGAATACCTGCAATCACCATAGGACTGACTCCAGTCATAGCACCCGTTGATAATGAGACTAATCCCAAAGGAAAAAAGAAGTCATTTGCTACTAAATCAAATGAGCCATCCGCTAAAGTCGAGGTTTGAGTCGGTGCTATATAGAAAATAATCTCACTATTTGCCGTATTCGTTCCATTTACACAAGCCAATGAAGTTATTTTCAATGCTTTATCTGCAGGTGCATAAATAATTGGATATCCAAAAGCCGTGTCTGTTGCAGGTGCTAGAGTTTTATAATAATTAAATTGACCTAATGAAGCCATCTTAATCACTTCTCGCACATTCTCATTATTTCTCTCATTCTTTTAACGCCCATAAGTTCAGTATCATAAAGCAATTTGACCGCTTTTTTGACTGCTGACTTTTCAGACATAGACATAATTTTGAATCTAGCCCTTGCTCTTTTACTTACAGCCATGTAATCACCTAAGCATCGGTTCTGAATACTACTCTGGTATTCAAAGCAACATTCGCCACGCAGCGTTGGAATAGTCCTGTATCAACAGCTGGGTCATTTGGTGTTACTGAGCCAATTGGTGTTCCAGATCCGTTTAAGAAATAAATCGGAGAAGAGAAATTAGCGGCATTGTTGCCACCCATTGCGAAAGCATGAGTTACGGTGCGACCTTGCAGGGTTTCACCGATTGATTGACCAGTTAGGACAGATACTAACTCATGCTCTCCAGCGCCAGCAGGGGTTACAGCAAAGCAATGATATTCGCCACTTGAACAAGCAACAGACAAACCGACTTCTCTATCTGCTACAGCATTAGCCATTGCTACGACTGAATCACCTGAAACTAATTGTTTCGGGTATGGTAATGTTCCCGGTAATCCCATTCCTGAAGATAATCCCGAAACAGGTAAAGCGAGTTTAATTTTTCCAGCGCTTCTAACATATGCATAAGTCATGTCATTTTCTGCAGAAACACCCGCAGCAACACAAACAGCATTTTGAAGGGATTGAGTCGCAAAAGTGCCAGCTGCTTGAGCCGAGCCTACAAAGTTAGCATCAGTAAGAATCTCATCTTCTGTTGCTTCAGTTAGTGCAGTATTAGCCAAAGGCACTACGGCACCATTTCTCATGGTTAATTGTGAATAACTATCAACATTCGCCATAATAAACACCTCACAGTTTGATTCCCGCACCTAATAAGGGCTTCATAATATCCGAATTAATTCGGTTTATAGGACGCCTCAAAAGACGCTTTCCCACGTTAAAAGTTATTGCTGTTGTAGCGGCACCGACTGCCATTGGAATAATATTTTTCTGCAGATTCATTGCCATTGTTGAAGTCGCTAATCCTGGTGCTTGAACAATATCACTTAATGAAATTGCATCAGCACCGGATGTTTCATACATTCCTGAAGATTCAATAAAGGTGCTGGTTAAATCTCCAGATCCTGAAATAAACCCAGCTATTCCGGTTCCTGCTATACCTCTTGAGAGGATTTCTGCATAGGTTAGAGATTCTAGGGCGTTTAATAGTTTGAAGGATTTCCTTCGTCTCACTCTGGTCGTTTTTCTGCGTGCCATAACGAGTCGGGCTGTCATGAAGCCTTATTATTCTTGTTTCTCAAAAAGCCCTTTTTCATCTCTTTTCAATTCGATTCTTTTCGGATTTTGTTGATTTGTAGCCATATTTTGAATTAAACCAGCTATTGCAGCCTGGACGGGATTAACAGGTTCCCCCCCAGAGACTAACCCTGTTGATTGAATTGCTAATGCCAGTTTTTCATCAATAGACTTCTCCAGATCCTCAACCTCTTCTCTCAAAAATGCCTGAAGCTGGGATAAACCCCAAAGAATGACAAAAATCTCAATAATAGTGCAAATAACCAATACTAGGTCGGGAAGCATACCCCAAACGCACCGGAAGCGACTCTAAAAACTTTATTTTATATCTATATAATAATAATAATAGATTATTCATATTAATAATAATAATAATAGGTATAATGTAATAATTAATGACATTACATAACATGGCTGTAATAATTACAGTTATAACCCCCATAGCCTTCGGATAATCATGCATCCGCAGTATGAGACATTGATATTATTAAAAAAATTAAGAGATAACAACGATATTAGCCAGTATCATTATTGTTTAATCGTTGAACAATTAAGAAAAGATAGGAGAAAGGTGATTGAAGGATGAAAAGAGTTAGAGTGAGTGATTTTAACAAAGATACTAGCAAAATGAGAAATTATACGCAAATATTCAAAAAATATTGGAATATAATTTTTTCAGAATTATCATGGGAAAACCGATCTGGTATTTCTGAAAAACAAAAACAATTTGTAATTGACCCTTTCGCCAGAAATTGCGAATGGGCTTACCCTAACACAAATGATATTAATCCAGAGACTAAAGCCCAATACAATATGGATGCCCTCGATTTCATAGAGATGCATGAGCCAGGCTCATTTGCCATTGGCCTATTAGACCCGCCATTTTCGGCCAGAATGGAAAAAGACAAGTATGGAACAGCCAATTTATATGCTGCAGATTCAGCACATATGAGAGCAATAGAAAAAGCATTAGGAAACATAATTCAAACTAATGGATTCATAATTAAATTGGGTTATAATTCCAGCTCGCCTCATCCTTCGTTTCAATTTGTAAACGGTGAAATATGGAATCTCGGCGCTTGTAGGAATGATATTATCTGTTCAATATGGCAAAAAAAGAATACTTCTGTTGAGGATTGGTTATGAAATCTCCAGATCCAGAAACTTTTACTTTTTACAGTAATGAAGAACATAGAGGAATGGAGATGTTCTGCGACATGTGCAATGCACAATGGCCTAAATGGTATTATCGAATATCTAAACAAGATAAATACCCTCATTGGTGTATTTGCATAGATTGTATGGGCGAATTAAAATGGGAGATGAAATCATGAATCTAAGATGTTCAAAATGCCAATTAGTTTTCTTAGTGAATACTTTTGAAGATGTTAGAATTATTCAGGCAATGTCGTGTTCAGCTGGTGCGGGTCATACATTAAACGAGGTCGTATAATGTCGAGAATAATAAAAACAGTTTCTTTAGATAAAGAATCAGATGAAATCGCTTCTAAAATGGGTAATTTTTCTAAATGGGTTAGAAATGAATTAAAGAAACATCCTT